CAATAGTGTTATTATTATAAATGGCATTTACTATTCCACTATATGGCTAAAGTTCTTCACCTTCTCAAATCTTATTGTATCTCTAAACTTGTCTGCGAGTGCGTCCTGTTTGTGACTGATTACAAATACATTCTCATCACCCAGTGTATTGAGAATCTTTAGAAACTCATCTGTTCCTGTGCCGTCAAGGGAGCTATCGAATATCTCATCCAGAATGAGCAGATTGGTGTTGGTGCTGTTCTTCATCTTCGCAACCGCTCTCCATGTGAATAGCAGTGCAAGGTCAATACGCATCTTCTCACCTTCACTGAATGAATCATATGTAAAGTCATCACGATATCGTGACTTGATGTTCTCCTCAAAACTTTCATTCAATGTGAAGTTGATATAGAACTCCATAGATGTAAGATAAGTGTTGATGAGTTTATTCATGATAGGAAGATACTGTTTGATGATTTTAGTCTTGATACCTGTATCCTGTAACATATTCTTGGATGCTTCGGCATATGTTTTATCTTCTCGCAGTTTAGATTTCAAATCATCAAGAGTTATGTTCTCTTCTTTCAGTTTCTTCAAATCACTATGGTCTACGCTCTCGACATGACCGTTTTCTAAATGGTCTATCTCTGATTGTAATGTCGCATTGAATTTCTGTAGTTGAGACATTGAACTATTCTCTTTTGCAATCTCAACATTGTTTGCCTGTATATTTTGATTAACCTCATTGATTATGGCAATCTTTGCTTTAGTTGCATTCAATTCGTCTTTGAGGTCATTCATTCCTATAGACAACTTATCAGCTTCGCTTTTCTTTTTTGTAACCATAGTAGATTTGAAAACCTCATCAATATGTTGTTGACAAGTAGGGCAATCCTCATTGGCTTCAAAGAAACCAACAAGTCTACTATGCGCCCTATGTTTTTCTTTCAGTTGCGATTGAATGTCTTTCAGTTTGGTAAACTTCTCCTCAATCTTTGATGCATTAGATATCTTCTCATGCATACACTCAATATCATCTTGGAGGTCAGCAATCTTTCTCTTCTTCTTGAAAATCTCTTCTTCATTACCAGAAATTAAAGTTGTTTTTTCAACCAAAAGTTTTCTTTTGTTTTCCTGTAAGTCTTCAATATATTTCTCTTTCAAAGAAATCTTTTCAGAAGTTAGGGCAGCTTTGTATTCAATATCCTTCATACTATCATCAATTGTTTTTAGTTTCTGTTTGAGGATCATATTCATCAAAGAAAAGATTTGGATATCCAAAATCTCCTCAACAACATCTCTACGATGCCGTGACTTCAATTGCATGAATGGAACAAATGTGGATGAACCAAGAATAACAACCTGTGTAAAACTACGATAGTTCAACTTTAGGATTTGCTGTTCAAGATATTTCTGATAATCTCTGGCATTCGCATCCTGATTATACATCTTGTCGTTGATGTAAATCTCAAATACATTTGGCTTGATACCACGAACAACCTTTACATTCTTACCACCAACCCTAAACTCCACCTCAACAATACATCCACTAGCATTCACCGTATTGAGAAGTTGTGGTTTATTGATGTTACGAAAAGGTTTGCCGAACAACCCAAAGCATAGTGCGTCAAGCACAGTAGATTTCCCTGCGCCGTTCTCACCAATGATGAGTGTTGTTGATTCCTTATTTAGTTGTATTTCGGTAAAATTATTTCCAGTTGATAAAAAGTTCTTCCACCTAACGCATTCAAAAGTTATCAAATTTCCAAATCCTGTGCTTCAGTATATAAGGTTCTCATTGTATTTTTCAGTCTATCTTTACTTAGGTCTACGGGCAACTCGTCAATATATTTTTCCAGCAATGTCATCGTGTCTTCTGAATTCTCAACGATATCATCAGACACATTGCTCGCATCCATCTCTGAAAAGTCTTCAACAATCTTAACATCATGACAGTCTGCTGTCAAGAGCTTATCAACAAATTGGTCAAACTGGAATAGGTCTTTCTTATTGACTACCACCAGTTTCACATACTTATTTTTATATTTTTGAAAATCATGAGCAGTCGCAGAAGGGCCAACCATATGACTGTAATCATTAACTGTATCATCATAGTAAATCTTGGAAAAGATGTTATATGGATTTACAATACGCTCAAGCTCTCTTGTCTCTGTATCGAATATGTGAAACCCTTTTGGGTCTTCCCAATCATTCCAATAGATTTCATATGGTGTGCCGAGATAATACACCTGGCCATCATCTGACTTGTGGTGATAATGACCACTCATAATTGTATCAAACTTTCTAAACTCTTCTTTATCCCAGCCATGATCCATGAACATGCCCTTCTGCATTTCAAAGCCATTCAACTCCAGATGACCCATGCAGATTTGAGCAGTTGTCTCATCAATCATGCCCATAGAGTGAATATAGTTTTGACTGTTTATCCAAGGCATGAAAAGAATTTTACACCCATCAAAATCTACCTCTTGTGCCTCTGGGTATACTTTAATGTTGCGAAATTTGCCGTCTACAAGTTCCTGTAGTGAGTTCACATCGTTGGTATTCTTATAGAAGGTGTCATGGTTCCCAACCAACATGTGCAAATTAATTTTTAGTTGACTAAATGGGAGTATGAATCTTTCACGAAAGTCTTTCGCAGTCTTATACGAAACAAACTTTCTACGATCCATAACATCACCCAAATGAATGCAAGTTTTTATGCCATGCTGATGTAAGTATGGAAAGAACACACCCTCATAAAATTTATAGAAATAATCATTAAAATTTGCGTTGTCATTTCTAGCGCCAAAATGAGTATCAGTGATTAATGCGATTTTCAAGAATCTTTCTCCATAAAGACTTCCAACCCTTTTTTCTTTGCTGGCTCTTTTTTCTTTGGTTTATAAACATCTTCTTCTGGTAAGAATAATTTAGTATCAATTCCCTCAACATAATAAGAAGAATCATCTCCTTCCATTGTGGTGAATGAATCATATGCGTCACGCTCAATCATTTTATTTCTAACATGACTTTGTTTCTTCTCTTTCGCAATTCGTCTAAGGAAAGCGTAATAGATGATTTGCGTAAAGTATGCGAAAGGATTTTTTGATTTTTCTGGATTGAAGTTTTTAACATATTGCAGGCAGTTTTCGATACCATCAGAAACCATATCCTCTCTATATGTGTAATTAATAAAGTTTGGTTTATAAGCTAGATGAGTAGCGATCTTTAGAAAGCATTCACCAATATAGTTTGTTACAGGTGGTGTTTGTTTTCCATTCTCTTCAGCGAGATTATATTCTTCACGCCATTCAATCATTGCTTGTAGAAATTTTTTATTATCTACATAATGAATACCTTTTTTCTTTGCCATTTAAATCTCCAAATAATATACCTTATAATAATACTTGTAGCAACAAAAGTCAAGTCCCTTTATTTTTTCATTAGGAGACTTGACTCAGGTAAAAAAAGAGTGTACATTAAGTATGTGGTTGGGTCAATGAATAAGTTTAGATTCTGCTTTAATCTGTTCTAAAAGATCATCATATATATCTTCATCTGTATCATCTTCGGGAATTAAGTTATCTCCGTTGTCCCAGCTATCATCAATTCTAAGCATCACATATTCATAATACTTTGACAATCCTACGGAGGCATCAGCTATTAAGATGCACTGATTCTTTTCAATATTGAAATACTTCTGGTCTGTAAAATGTTGCATCCACGGCGTTAGGTTCAAGGTTTCGCCTATTCCACCGTTTCGGCTTTTTATTGGAACAACATCCATTCTTAGTGGATTCATGATATCATATATTTTATCATCGTAATCATTGATTTCGCACACAATCATTTCGCCGTTAGACAATTTCAAAACTTTATAAGAATCTGTGTTCATTTTAAGTTTATCCTTCTAATTTCATAATCAAATTTCTGGTCATTGTATATATTTAGTCTTTCTTTAAAGTGTCTTAGAGTGAAATTTAGTTTAGAATCAAGGGAGAGATCATCAGATATATCATAAAGCCGCAAGGTTTTATTCCCTCCCTGTTGCCGCAATCCACGGCCAAGCGACTGAAGCACCCTTATTTTGCTTTTTGAAGGGCTTGAGAACACGATGTTTTTAATGTTGCGAATATTAATACCAGTGCTGAAAGTACCATAACTCGCAACAATAACGGCATCCTTTTCATTTTCTACAATCTCTCGTATCTCTTCTCTGGTATCCGTAGCTACGCCACCATATACAAAG